GAAGTTCATATGGGGTAAGGTCTCTGTTCAAGAGTTTCTTACCCCTTACAAATATCTGTTGAACGATAGGTTTCATCTTACCTACCAACCATTCCACCACAGATTTCCCAACAAGAGCCGCAGCAACAGAAGCAGTAGCAGTGGTGCCAGCAAGAATAACCTGCTCTTTAGGTGGGATTGGGACTTGTCCGACGAGGGGTACTTCAATGACGGGTACTCCTAGATTAGTTTTGGGGGCATCATCGGAAATAACCCGATTATCCTGCTTTTCTTGAACAGGAATTTGGACTTGTGGTAATACTGGGGTAGTGTCTGGAAGTCCCCTAGTCTTCTCTTGTTTTTCTTCTTCTTGTTTCTTTTGTTCTGCTCTTACCGCAGCATCAAACTCTTCTTGTGTGGGAACATCAATCACAGGATATTTGACAGTTGTATCAGGCATATTAATAATCGGCATATCAATTTCAGGTATCACAGTTTTCTGTGCTCTCCGAGTTACAGGAGGTTCTATCGTAGAAATAATTGGTGGTTCGTCAATTCTTACGGACGGAGACCTGATTGGTTTTATTTCCATTGACTACATCTTGTACTTTTGGATACCTAACAACGACATCAGCACATATTTTTGCGTAGGGACTCTCTGGATGAAAACTGATACCTGACTTGATTGCTTCACCACACTTCAGTAAACGAACTAATTCAAAATCTAAACGAGCCTTATCTGCCTCTGCTTGCTGCCTTGTGATTTCAGTTCTGACTCTTGCTTTACAAAGTTCTTGGAAAGATCCGTCAAGAGGTATGGAGAACCCTGCAGAGAGTCCTCCATTAAATGAATTGGTCTGATATGATGTTGGATCTGTACTGCCCGCAAGACTATTGTAACCAAAGGTTTGTAAGTTTAATGTTGGACCCTGGCAAGACACACCACCACCATAAGTATTCATAGCAAAAGGACCCTGAAGCACCTGTACTGCCTGGTTGGTTACATTACCAGTGGCAGATGCTGAGGGTCCTGCTATGTTAGTATTAGACGGTGCTTGCTGAGCAGTTGCTGGTAGAGCAAATACTATTGCGTAAAGACCGATAATGTATTTGTGGTAGAGTCTTCTACCGTTTTGCGATCTATCCATGTTTCTTTCGCAATTCCAGGAGTCAAGTGAGTTTCACTAAACTGGAACGGAGCACCTTGATTGATAATGGTGTAGTTCGCTCCTGGAGATGGTGTTCCAGGAATGTTGATATTTGTGCCAGTGACAGTATAAGATGTCCCAGTTGTATATTCTATTTGTTTGATAACTTCAACCACCTCAGTGCGAGTTCTGGTCTCAGAAGTAATCGTGCCACTCGTAAAGTTGGGAGTGACTGGTGCCGCATAGCAGGGAGAAATAAATCCCGCTGCTAGCAGCAAAGCGGGAGTTATGTGTCTCACTTGAATACGCTTAACTCGACGGTTCTTTGAGCAGTACCAGTGCTTCCAGGACCACCAGCGGTGATGGTAGGAACACCAGCAGCATTGATAGTTCCAGCAAGAGAACCTGCCGAACCACCTAACTGAGTAGTAGAGTCGCTATAAAGGTTGGGAGCAGCAATTGTTCCAGAAGCTGCCGACTGAGTGGTGACATTAGTATCAGCAGTAATTGAAGATTCACTGAAAGTAAATGCCCCACCATTTGTGTTGATCGCATAAGAACCAGCACCACCAACTCCACCAAGAGTTGTGACGTTAATGTTTGTGCCTGAGACGGTGTATTGAGCACCGACTCTATTTGATTGTACCGCAGCACCCTGAACGCTTAATTGTACGGAATCAACGATTTTTGATGTAATCTCAGCAGCAAAAGCAGGAGTAGTGAAGAATAACGAAAAGGCTAGAAGAAGCTTTTTCATTGTTCTAAAGATGAAAACCTAGCTTATTTAGGAGTGGACACTTCTTAAACTGGCACCTTGACAGATCCTAAATATTAACTTATTATGAAAAATCCCTCTCACAGGGGATTACATCATGAGATTTTGATGTGATTTTAGAGCCCAGGAGATCGCCCTCTGAGAAGAGGGAAGTGCGCTTTCTCTATTGGGATGTAGAGTTCAATTAAAACTAGTGCAAAATTTCTTTACAGTAGCCCTGCCTCTTGTGGCAACGGTTACAACCAGTACGGCAACACTGCCATTCGTAAACTACAAAATGGATGGACCTCCTCCTCCAGTTGAAGTTGAGAAGACAGCAATCCGCGAGGTTGCTCCCGAAAAACCTAAAGAGACAAGGTTAATTTGTAAAGGGTGTAATGAAAATGAGAATGCTACCCTGGCATACTTCCAGGATCGTGGTATTAAAGACAGAAACGCCCTTGCTACCATCATGGGCAATATTCGTCAGGAATCAACTTTTGTTCCTAACATTTGTGAAGGTGGTAGCAGAACCAGTTGGGGTAACTGCGGTCGTGGTTACGGACTGATTCAATGGACATCTGCCAACCGTTATTATGGATTGGGTGATTTTGCTAAGAAGTTTGGTGGTTCGCCATCAAATCTTCACACGCAACTTCGTTATCTAACAAATGAAGTCCAGTGGAAAGAGATTGAGAGTAGGATGAAAACTCCTGGTAAATCTATCAATCGTTACATGGACTATGCGTATAGTTGGATTGGTTGGGGGCATCATGGTGCTCGCACTTCGTATGCTCATGATTATGCCAACCGACTGATTCAGGTAGAAGTTTGATACAATAGAATAATGGGGGGAGATTCATTCATATCTCCCCCCTCTAAATAAACCGGATTTACTGAAATTTATGACTGAACAACAGCAACATCTTGCAAATCTTTTGCAGCAAAGAGCAGATTTAGATAAAGCAATTGCACAAAACAGAGAACTTTTTTGGAAAGTTCAAGGAGCAATTGAATATCTTCAGCAGATTGGAGTAACTCTTCCAGAATCAGAAACTACTGAAGAATCTACTGAAGAGTGATACATAGTAAGAGTGCTGCGCTCTTATGATTAACTTTAACTTTGGTAAAAAGAAACCAGATAAAAAGCAACTTATAATAGTCAGTATTGTATTATCAACACTTATCGCAGCACTCTCACAATGTACTGGAGCATCAGAAGATGGACTTTGGGACTTATTGGATGAGATTCAAAGAAAGTATTTCCCACAAACTATTCTCAATGAGATTTTTATTCAAGATCCTAACAAAGTAGAACGCAGAGTCAAACGTGATGTTGATCGTGCGATTGATGAAGTAACACCAGAGTATGACCGTATCATTGAAGAATCGAATAAGCGTTATAAACCAAGATATTCTGAGAAAGCACCAGACGGCAGTGAGGCACAAAAACTGCTTGGTGGAGAAATGAGAATCTGTGCTGTATGGGTTGACGACTGTCCCAAGCAGTAGTATAATAAGAGGGTTGAGAGATCAACTGCGACACTCCCCTTCGGTAGGTTCAGGAGTGGCGGCGATAGGAACCTACTTTATGTCTTGGTAGCTCAGATGGATAGAGCCACTCACTTCTAATGAGTTGGTCGGGGGTTCGAGTCCCTCCCAAGACGCTTGGAGATTTATTCTCCAATTTTAACTGAATAAGCAATGGGGTGTAGCACAACGGCAGTGCGTCGAGCTGTTAACTCGCAGGTTACTGGTTCGAATCCAGTCACCCCAGTTGCCCTTGTAGCTCAGTTGGTAGAGCAATGGTTTTGTAAACCATTTGTCGCAAGTTCGAATCTTGTCGGGGGCTCTTGACATAATACTCATTATGTCATATACTTTACAAGTCCGTGTGAAGTGAAGTGCGTGGGGTTCCGTGCCTGTGAAGGGAAACCTGAGGCTGGGTAAATCCCCACCATTGCGGAGTTAGTTCAGCGGTAGAACGCTATCCTTCCAAGTTAGATGTCGTCGGTTCGATTCCGATACTCCGCTCTTAAAAAGTCTTAACCGTATCTTAATTGACACATCTGATACGGTTATGCTATGATACCGTTAACTTAATCATCTCTTAAAATTTGGTTAAGTCTCTCTAAATAAAACCGCATAAGAGACGCCCCAACTACTCGCGTCAATTATGTGACCCATAACACATAGGGTTTGTATGCCCTGGTGTATAATGCCGTTTAGTACTAAAACAAACTTTTTATGAAAATCAAACAACTGATGCTTGCACCTGTTGCTTTGGGAATGGTTGCTCCTGTTGCTGCGAATGCCGCAGATCTTAATATGGCAGCAGTCAACCAATACACTTCCACAGAACAAGTTTCTAGCGTCACTCAATTGTCTGATGTCCGTCCTACGGATTGGGCTTATCAGGCACTCAGCAATCTTGTTGAGCGTTATGGTTGCGTTGCTGGTTATGAAAACGGAACTTACCTTGGTGGTAAGGCAATGACCCGTTTTGAGGCAGCAGCACTTCTGAATGCTTGTCTGGATCGTGTGACTGAAGTTACCGATGAACTCCAGCGTCTTGCTACCGAATTCGCTAACGAACTTCAAGTTCTTCGTGGTCGTGTTGCTAAACTGGAGAAGCAGTCTGCTGCTCTTCAGGCACAGCAGTTCTCCACTACCACTAAACTGAAAGGTGAAGCAACCTTCGTCCTGGGTGGTGTAGATGGCGCTCGTCTTGCTAACAGCAGCAATGTCGGTAACACTGCTTTCAACTATGACCTCCGCCTGAGTTTTGATACTTCCTTCACTGGTAAGGATCTGCTCAAGACCCGTCTGCGTTCTGGTAACTTCTCCAGTCAACCCTTTGGTTCTTCTTCCTCCCTGTTCAAACTGGACAAGGCAGAAACCTATGCGAACCAAGTTACTCTTGATCGTCTCTACTACAGCTTCCCTGGACTTGCTAAGGGTGTAACTCTGACTGCTGGTGCTCTGGTTCGTAACACTGAGATGGCTTGGGTTCCTACCGCATACAAGTCGGACATCCTTGACTTCTTCTCCGTTGCTGGTGCTCCCGGTGTCTATAACAAGGCAACTGGTTCTGGTTTCGGTGCTCAGTGGGTACAACCTGGTAAGAAGGGTAAGGGCGGTTTCGTTGCTGGTGTGAACTATGTTGCTCAGAACGGAAACGATTCTACCAAAGGTCAGTTTGATGAAGATGGTTCTCTGAACACTCTGGCACAGGTTGGATATCGTGCTCCTCAGTATGGTATTGCTTTCGGTTACCGCTATGGTACTGAAGGTACTCGCGTCCGTAACTTCAATGCTCTGGGTGGTGGTTCTGGTAACCTTGCTGCTAACCAAACCTCCAATGGTTATGCATTTAATGCTTACTGGCAACCCAAGAAGTCGGGTATCATTCCTTCTGTGAGTGGTGCTTATGGTTGGAACACTGTAAGTCTGTCTAACAACCGTGCCACTCCTAATGGTGCTACCGATTCACAAACGTGGATGGCAGGTCTTCAGTGGAGTGACGTGTTTATGAAGGGTAATGCCGCTGGTTTCGCCATCGGTGCTCCTGGTAACGCTGCTTCTCTTGCTGCTGACCAGAAGGCAATTATGTGGGAAGCTTTCTATCGTTACAAAGTTAGCGATGCAATCAGCGTGACTCCTGCTGTTTTCTATGTGTCCAATAACCAAGGTCTGAAGCAAGCTTCTGACAATTATGGTGGTGTGATTCAGACGACCTTCCGTTTCTGATAATATCTACGATACCTCTAAACCTCTCTTCGGAGAGGTTTTTTGGTGTAAGGGACTATTTAACTTTTTCTTAACCTACGATTTTCTACAATGAAACTCAAACACATTGCTACACTCGGTCTTGCTCTTGCTCCTGCTGCTGCATTTGCTGGACCTGCTATTAATGGTGCTGGTGCCACCTTCCCTGCACCTATCTACCAGCGTTGGTTTGTTGATTACTCTTCTGCCACTGGTGAAAAGGTAAACTACCAGTCCGTTGGTTCTGGTGCTGGTGTCCGCCAGTTTGTTGCTGGGACTGTTGACTTTGGTGCTACTGATGAACCTATCAAAGCAAAGGAAGCAGCAAAAGTAAAGCGTGGTGTCGTTCAGATTCCTATGGTCGGCGGAACGATTGCTGTTGCCTATAACAAGCCTGGATGCAAACTGAAACTGACTCAGAAACAAGTTGTCCATATCTTTATGGGACACATCAAGGACTGGAAGGAAGTTGGTTGTGCTGCTGGTTCTATGCGAGTTGTTCATCGTTCTGATGGTTCTGGAACCACTTACGCATTCACCAACTCTCTGGATGCTTTTGGTGGTTGGACTGCTGGTGTAGGTAAGTCTATTAACTGGCCTGTTGGTGTCGGTGCTAAAGGTAACGAAGGCGTTGCTGGAACTCTTTCTAATACTCCTGGAAGCATTGGTTATCTGAACACTGGTTTTGTTCGTGCTAACAAACTCCAAGCTGCTGTGCTTCAAAACAAGGCAGGTAAGTTCGTTGGACCTTCTGCAGTCACCGGTGCTGCCGCTCTGAATGGTATTAAGGTTGACCCCGTGACCCTTGCTGGTGAAGACCCCAACCCCGCAGGCGACCGTGCTTATCCTATCTCCACTCTGACCTGGATTCTTGCCTATAAGAGTGGTTATGCTCCTGGTAAGGCAGAAGCAGTCCGCGAGGCACTGAACTATGCCCTGAGCACCAAAGCACAAGGTATTGCTGATGATCTGGGTTATGTTCCTCTTGCTGGTTCTATCCTTAACAAGGCTCGCATCAAAGTCAAACAAGTTGGTTTAGGCGAGAAGTGATACATAGAGGGGGGGTTGACAAGACCCCCTTTTTAATGTATTATAGATAACGAGTTAGGAGGTCTATGTCTCTTATTTCCCAGCGTGATAGAGAAGTCGCTATGACTGCTATCAATCATTATGTTGATTATTTGACTAGTGAGATTGAGTTTTATGAAAGAGAGGAAATGTTAGATGATACTGACTATCAAGATCATAAGTCAGAATTGTCTGAAGTTTATGCTCTTCTAAACTGGATTAAACTGGAATACTCAAAGAATGAAAATTAATCTCTGGTATTGTAATGAAATGAAACAGTGGCGTTGGACCTTAACAGAGGATCATCGTCCAATCATCAGACAAGAGTCTGGACAGAGAGAAAATCTACGAGATGCTATGAATGATGTAGCAAATACTGTAGAATACCTTATGGGTCAGTTTTGACTTTTTATGGGCGATTGGCGCAGCGGTAGCGCAGCTGCTTTACACGCAGACGGTCATTGGTTCGAATCCGATATTGCCCATTATAAATACCTAAAAAATGGTATAATGGAAAAGTTATATAAATTACTTTCTGATACTCAGGCAAGTCTTTTTGTATTGTTCCAAAAGACTTGGGTCTATCACTGGCATATTGTCGGTCCTGACTTTAAGCAGATTCACGATTTATTTGGTGAGCAGTATCTTGCAATTCAGGAAGAAGTTGATCGTATTGCGGAGCATATGAGATTTCTTGAAATTAAACCAGTCAGTTCTTTATCTAGAGTAGTAGAAGTTTCTGGTATCGGTGAAGCAAAATCTAATATTTCCGAAATGGAAATGATTCGTGACCTAATGGAAGGTCATCAACAAATAATCACAATGCTTTCAGATGCTGCTGTAGAAGCGGATGAGCAAAAGTCAAGAGGCACGGTCAATCTTCTTGATGATTTAAATGAAGCACACGGTAAATTCCTTTGGATGCTTCGTTCATTTACTGAAAAATAATTAACTTATTGTAGAGATGGAAAATTTAAGAATCAGATGCCGCTCTTGTGGTAAAGAGTTAGAAGGGCATCCTACGAAAACGGTGACTTGTGGTTGTCCAAACATGGCAACCATTCGGGGAGACAAGATTTCAGCAGTTGATTTATCAAATGTTGTTATGTTAAACTCGTATGGGCATAAATCAAAATCTGGTGTTCTTACAAGCGAAGATATTGCTTGGCAAGAGGCACGTCGTCAACGTAAATTTAGACGATTAGATTTTGAAGTCAGATAGGTTTCAATATACAATTTTTGTCATAACGGGCGTATTGGAATCCATCTTCTTGTAATTCGCCAAATCCAAACTTACGAGTGACTAAAGATCTTTGGTACTTTCCAATCATTAATGAAGATTCTGTAAACCCTTCATTGATTTTAGGACCGTGAGGTTTTGCTGCTAAAATATCGCCGGGTCTTGGGGAAAGATTTACCATACCTTCTTCAAGATTTTTGTATGTATAATTCATAAAGTGGTAGAAGATTTGTTTTCTCTCTTCTAATGAGAACTCATCTGGTTGTTTTGTATATTTGACTTCCCAACCAACTTCCATCAATCTTGTTTTTTCATTAAAATGAATATTTTCAGCAAGTGTTGAAATACGCTCTTTTAATGTTGGTGAGTTATAGTGATCTTTAAACTCTAGATATAAGTAACTTTTTTTAGTTTGATAAAGTATGATGAATGTATAAATTGCCATTGCTCCATTAGAGCACTTGAAATTGACTTGTTGATATCTTTTATCTTCTTTCGGATAAACTGGTAGTCTATCTTTATAACCAAGATGTTTGAGAAGTCTTTCAAACTCAATTCTTTTTTCTGATGGTGTGATAAGCACTTGACGAAACTGAATAGATAGTGTATATTATAACATATGGAGAGGTGGCCGAGTGGTTTATTCTTATAAATATTTCATAAGGTATCAATAAACCACCGTGCCCAGAAATCCAAACTGTTCTTGTTGTGTTTGTGAAAAATTAATCTATAGAAGACCATCCCAAATAATTGGAAATGTTTTTTGTAGTTCTGAATGTTGTGGAAAATTTCAAAGAATAAATGAAAAACTTTGTCCTATATGCGCCAAATCATTTATTGGACATAAAAAAACCTGCTCAAGGTCTTGTTCAAATAAATCAAGAACTGGTATAAAATATGATGGAACTAATTCAAATAACAAATCTACTAGGAGTAAAAGATTAAGACTTCAACTTGCCTCAAAGAGGAGTGGTAAATGTGAAGAGTGTGGTAATGAAAATTACAATATTCTTCAAGTTCATCATATAATTGAAAGATGTAATGGTGGAACTGATGATGAAAGTAATCTACAATTGTTATGTCCTAATTGCCATTATACAAAACATTTAGGTTATTCAAAATATACGGAAGATAGCACCGATGGTCGGTAAATCGCCTTGAAAGCGATGCCAGGTTCACGCCTGATGGTTCGATTCCATTATCTTCCTTCTTCATATAAATACCAGAAAAGTCTTTGTGACGAATGGGTATTCAGATAAACGGGCAAACTGATACTATTACAGCGATTGATGGTGCGTTGACTGTCAGTGGTGCCGACTTACCTACGGTAACAAACTTAAATGCGACTGGTATTGTTACTGCTACAAGTTTTAGTGGTCCATTAACTGGTAATGCGACTGGCCTTTCTGGAAATCCTAATATTAGTGTTTCAACCATCGGTGTTAATGGTGCCTCTCCTCAAACACCAATAGACGCTATATCTAATAGTTCTGGAAATGGAATAACAGTTCGTGGTAGAAGTGCTGACGGGTTGGGAAATATTCGTTTTACTAGTAATAACTATGCCACTCTTTATGGTGGATTTAAACACGATGCTTCTACTTTAACAATATTCAATGAATTATCTGGTTCATTAAAGTTAGGAACTAATGGAATTGATAGAGCAACTATTGATGGTTCTGGTAGATTGACTTTGCCTTATCAACCATCATTTTATACTGTCGGAACAAATTATTCACAATCTGCCGCAGCTTATAGTATTATTATTCCAAATGTAGTTTCTTATAATCAAGGAAGTCATTACAATGGAAGTACTGGAAGGTTTACTGCTCCAATTGCTGGAAGATATATTTTTGGATTTTGGGGACTATCATATCCACATAATACTGAAGTAAATACAATTAGAGGATTTGTAAATGGTAGTGGAGCAGGACAAGAGGTACAATTCAATGGAACTTCATCACAACATGAAGAATGTAGCGGAACTCTTCTTTTAAATTTAAATGCCAATGATGTATTTGACTGGAGATACTATCAGACATCTGGTTCTGCAAAAGCATATAGTAGTCAATGGAATATGTGGGGATACCTTTTAGGATAAAGATAAATACTCAAAAAGACTCAATATGGACTATACAATTACTCTAACTGAAGCAGAAGACCTAGCACTTCAATACGTCGCTGCCGATCCTCAAGACTGGATTGATAACGCAGCAACCAATAGAGCAAGAATCGCTATTGACGAAATTTGTGACCTTTATATTAAGCATAAGTTGGACAACAACGAAGCAATCACTGCTACTAACAAACCTGATATGGTTTTATCGGCTTATGAAGAAGGTTTAGTCAAAACAGCGGCACAAAGAAACGAAGAAGTATCAAACGCCACACCTTCTTTATAATCTCTTAAACACTATCACCAAACCCACACATAGTTGACACGTTGAAACTACTCGCTAGCATAACTAGTAGTATTCAACCTAAAACCCCTATGGATCAGCACACCTATGACAATTGGGTGAAGATCAAGGAGACTTTTGAAGCCTCTGGTAATACAAATAATATGTTTTACAAGAGAGCAGTTGAAATTACTAAAACGAGGAGAGACCCTTTGGCAAAACTTCTTGGTGATGAAAAATGATGTACGAACAAGAAGAATTGGTAACTCGTTCTGAAGTTCAGGAGATGATTGATGCTGCTATACGACGACACAACCGTAATGCTTCTATCATTAGTATGTGCGTCGGTTGGGTGGTTCTTGCTTTATTTGCTGAAGGACTCCTCCGACTAATAGGTGTTATTCCACCGTTACTTCCATTTCTTAAAATTACTTTAAACTGATGGGGATAATTACAGAAGAAGATTTGCAGGAATTACAAGAAATAGTTTTACGACAAAAGATGGATGAATTATTCGAAGAACCTTCAACTTATGAGGACGAAGACGATGAGTAATCTTTTTATATCTTCACTTTTACTTTTTAGTTCCATTATATTTTTTATTTATTGGGGTTTGAATAATGCATATCCTCACTAAACAGAGATATTCCTTTGCGATGACATGCTTTGTGAGATCTTATGGTAGAAGTGTTTTAAATGATCATTACATTAAACAGTTTTGTAAAGAATGGTCTCAATGGGATGTTGATGCTCCATTAGACAATAATGTAGATCAATACTTTCATTATGAATATAAAAATTGGAGAGGGATATGATTTTTCATTTAGTCGAAGTACTGGCAGCGAGTCCAGTTTGGTTGGGTGTTTGTGGGGCAGGCTTGACAGTCGCTCCGATTATGGGTATAATGCTTATACACCGAACTAAATAACGGTACTTCGGAATGTAGCTCAGCTTGGTAGAGCACTCGCTTTGGGAGCGAGACGCCGCAGGTTCGAATCCTGTCATTCCGATCGCCAGTTTCTTCACTGGCACACTTGACTAAACACCCAACAACCTTTATAATACTAAGGCAACAATTCAAAACAATGTCTCTGATTCAAAAGTTCAAAAAAGATGTTAGCACTCTTCGTCTTGCTGCTAACGGGGAAATCTATCTTGATGTAAAGAGTCCGAAACTTTATAAAAAGGTCCGCCGCTTTTATGAGAATGAAGGCGTTGTGTTTTCTGGTGACCCCCTTGACGACTACGAAATGCTTATGGAGTATGTCGCCAGTGATCTTGAGGCAGTTGAAGCGTGAGTAAGGTTCTTCT